GCACTGGCAAAGAAGATGCTTGCAGTTGCCAAAGGTGCAAGCCCTGCTGTAACTGCAATGGCTGGGAAGCTGGTCATTGATCTTGTGGTGTGGGTGCATGAATCACAGAAACCAATGAAAGCGAAGGTGAAGCTATGAGAATATTTGTCCCACAACAATTCGACGGGATCATCAGTGGCGCACATCACAAAACAAGTATCTTGTATGACAGCGTGAATGTTGAGATTTTAGGCAACTCGCGCGGCAAGGCTTGCGGTGTGACTATCGAGATGACGCCATACCGAGCCATGTCACTCGCTATCGATCTTATTCACGCATCAGACAAATCAGGCAAGCAACTACAAGACCAAACAAAGGTCATGCTTAAGAGGTTGTCTAAAAAGTATTTAAAGGAACCATCATGAGCATCATCGACGGAGAAACACTGCGGCTTGAAGGCGTCATTGCCAGTCTGGTAGCCAAGGCTGAAGTGGATGATGCAATGCTGGCAGGTCATGTGGCGCTGATTGAAGGGTGGCAGCTAAAGGTCAACAAACAGGAAGCTGAGATTGACTTTCTTGCGGGGGAGTTGAATGCCATGAAAGACTGGAAAGACGCCATGCGTGATCGTGAAGCCAAGATTGAAGCAGAGCGTGATGCTGCCATTGCAGATGCCAAGCGGTATCAGTGGATTCGCACTTGTGAAAACGACTCACTCATTATTTATGGTGACACAAGCCACTGTGAATTGATGATGGAAGAAGCGTTAGATGCAGCAATCGACAAAGCTATGGAGGCTGAACATGATTAAAACTTGTTAACTTTCGCTTGCGTACCTGACGCCCACCGTGCCATAATCCCCATGTGTTTCAATTTAAAAGGAGTTACTTATGTCCCCTGATATGTCTGCCCAGATCCAACTCTGGCGCCAAAAAGCCCGCGAAGGCACCCTCACACCTGACGAGATGCGGCTCGCAATCGCTGCCCTCCGCCGGGACCGGATCGGAGCGTCTGTCGTCAGCGACACTTCCCGCGCGAAAAAGGCAACGGCCAAGTCCAAGGCCAACGTGAACAGCGACGATCTGCTGTCGGAACTTGATGGTTTTTAACTTTAGGAGCTTAGAATGATTTTCAACCTTTTCATCGATGCCTCCGGGATGGAGCAACTCACCCTCGGGCGCCAGCTTTATTCCTGGCACTTCACTCTCCGCCCGGAAACGAAAGAAGAGGCCGAGACGGAAGAGATCGTCCCCCCGACCGGCGCCTATCACCTCGGCTGGACCGAAGCCACGCTCCCCCCGACCGAGTTCTGCCGCAAGGCCGCAACGGAAGCCCTCAAAGCCCGCCTGACTACCATCCGCGCGGAAGCCTACATCGCCGAGACGGAAATCCAAGACCGCCTCGACGCGTTACTCGCCCTGACCTTCGAGGAGTGTTCTAATGGCTAAGCCAATGTTCCCTCACGCAATCGACTCCACAATGCTGGCCACTTTCCGTTCGTGCCCGCAGAAGTTCTATCGCCAGTACCTCCAGCACTGGAAGCCCAGAGCCGAGAGCGTTCACCTTGTCGCCGGAGGTGCATTTGCCTCCGGGATCGAAGCGGCTCGCCGTGCGTTTTACGAGGAAGGCAAAGATGCCGAGACGTCGGAAGCCCTTGGCCTCAAAGCCCTCATCCACCATTACGGGGACTTTGACTGCCCGCCCGAATCCGCGAAGTCGCTCGAACGGACTTGCGGGGCGCTGGAGTTCTACTTCGCCAACTACCCTTTGGGTAATGACGGGATGAATCCAGTGACCTTCGCATCAGGACGTCGCGGGATTGAATTCTCCTTCGCCGAGCCTCTCCCCTTCAACCACCCGGTCTCCGGCAACCCCATCCTCTACACCGGACGGGCTGACGCGATTATGGAGTTCTGCAACGGGGTTTACGTCGTGGATGAGAAAACTGCCTCTTCCCTCGGAGCTTCATGGGGACGGCAGTGGGAGATGCGGGCGCAGTTCACCGGGTACTGCTGGGCTTGCCGTCAAGTCGGGCTTGAACCCGCAGGCACGATCATTCGTGGGGTTTCCATCCTCAAGACAAAATACGACACGCAGCAAGCCATCACTTACCGCGCCCCGTGGGAGATCGATCGCTGGCTCGATCAAACCCTCCGCGACCTCAAGCGTATGCTCGCCATGTGGGAGGAGGATCACTGGGACTACGCCCTCGACCACGCTTGCGGAGAATACGGCGGCTGCTCGATGCTGCAAGTGTGCAAATCCCCGGCGCCGGAAACCTGGCTCCCGATGTACTTCCAGCAGCGCGTCTGGGACCCTCTCGCGCGGAAGGAGCTTACGGTTGAGGAGTTTGAGGCCAGCTGGCAATAACACTCCGCCAATTACGCCGCTGTAACATCCCGGAAATAACCATGCCCACCCACTACTTCCTCGGCAACCGCCTTCTCGCCTCTTCCGCCAAGCCCCCGATGTGGGACGATACAGTTGAGATGTGTCACTCAGCTCTTTTTGTCTGTCGCGTTTGCGGAGAGGCCTGGGGGCGGATTATCCGCGAAGGTTATGTGTGGACCCCTATCACCCGCGAGTGTGCGAAACACAATCTCAAGGATTCCGGAGGTTCCTTCATCTCCCCTTGGGTTTCCTCTTTCGCCCACCTTCCCCCGGAAGTCCTCGCCTATGAACTCGCCCTCCGTCTTCACCGTTTGGAGTTATGACATGTTAGAACTTCTCTTCGGCCTTGCCCTTGTTTTCGTTGGTCTTTACATCGCGTTCTACACCTTCTGCATCTGCGCAGTCGTAGTCGTGGAACTTGGCGAATACTTTTCCCGTCAGTATGCTAACTTTAAGAAAGCTTTAAAATGAACACCACAGTCTCTTCCCCTTCCACCTCCGTCCTCCCCGGCGTCAACTGCCTTCTAATGGGACCCGCAGGCACTGGCAAGACCCACGCAATCGGCACTCTCGTCGACGCGGGGCTTGAAGTCTTTTACCTTGCCTTGGAGCCAGGACTCGAATCGCTTTTGGGCTACTACACCGACAAAGGCAAGCCAATCCCCTCCAACCTCCACTGGCACACGCTCAAAGCCCCGACCGCATCTTTCACGGAACTCCTCGAATCCGCGACCAAGGTCTCGCAATTGTCCCTCGACTCCCTCGCTAAGATGCAGGACCCTTCCCGCTCCAAGCACAACCAGTTCCTCGAACTCCTAACCGCCCTCAACAATTTCCCAGACGACAACACCGGCAAGACCTTCGGCCCTGTCAACACTTGGACACCCTCGCGCGCTCTCGTCATCGACTCCATGACCGGCATCTCCCGCGCAGCAATGTCTTTAGTCATCGGTGGCAAGCCTGTCAAGTCCCAATCCGACTGGGGCATCGCCCAGGACCAACTCGAAAAGCTCCTCCGAATGCTTTGCGATTCCTGCCCCTGCCACCTCGTAATCCTTGCCCACGTCGAGCGCGAAACCGACATGGTCCTTGGCGGGGTAAAGCTAATGGTGTCGACTCTTGGCAAGGCCCTCGCCCCGAAAATCCCTGCCATGTTCTCCGACGTAATCCTTACCGTCCGTATCGGCGACAAGTGGTCGTGGGACACCGCTTCCACCCAAGCCGACGTCAAAACCCGCAACCTTTCTATCAAGGCTGACAACCCACCATCCTTCGCGCCCATCATAGCCAAGTGGAAAGCCCGAGGCGGATCGGTCTAAACTTCGAAACTTTTCCTTGACAACTCCGCACCTCTAGTGTGCAATAGGTTTTCCCCCACCTCGCGGTTCGCGGCTGGCTGCCAGTGGGGTTCCTTCTTCAGCCGCAGTGTTAGTTTTAAATTTCAATTGGAGCTTTAAATGTTTAATCCCGAACAATTCCTGGATATGCAAATCAACGACTCGAACGACACCAAGTCCGTTCCAATCCCCGTTGGCGAGTATGTGGCAGTTGTGAGCGAAGTCAAGTGCCGCCAGTGGACCTCGAAAAAAGATCCTTCCAACTCCGGAATGACTCTTGATGTGAAGTGGGAACTGGACGACGCGAATCTGAAAGAACTCCTTGGCCGGGACAAGATCACCGTCAGCCAGGGCATCATGCTCGATATCACGGACTCCGGCGGTCTCGACATGGGCAAGGGACGCAACATCGGCTTGGGCCGTTTGCGTGAGGCAATGGACTTGAACAAGCCCGGCCAGCCTTTCTCCTTCATGATGTTGAACGGTCGTGTGGGTAAGGTTGCAGTCTCCCACCGCATCGACGGCGAAAACCTCTACGCTGAAGTGAAGGCAGTTTCCCGCGTGTAAGCGCGATCCTTTTCCGCCCTGGCCCCCTGCGTTATCGGGGGCTTTTTTCCTTGTTCGCTAAAGGCATTTGCCAGTGAAAACGCTTAATCTCAATCTCCCACGGTTTATTTTAGCCCGTAGAATCCATTTTCTACCCTCGCGGCTACTATCCCCCCAACTCGCAATAAAAACCCCGCATACGGTCATTTTGACCCGTTGCCGGGCCATTGGCGCGCCCATTTTCCCCACTTTTTAGGATTTTCCGTGAATAGCATCCCTCTCCCCCTTATCCAGATTCTCCCATCCCGCCAGCGCCAGGAATTCGACCCCGACGCACTGCAAGAACTCAAAGTTTCCATCGAAGACCGCGGACTCCTTCACCCGCCAGTCCTCCGCAAGATCGAAGATCGCTGGACGTTAGTCGCTGGCGAGCGCAGGCTCAAGGCCATGGCGGAGATCTTTGAACTCGGTGGTGCCTTCAACCACAACGGCCAGCGGTTTGAGGGTCCGGAAGTTCCCTTCACCGACCTCGGGACATTATCCACGCTTGAAGCGGAAGAGTGCGAACTCGACGAAAACCTTCGCCGGAGGGATTTAACCTGGCAAGAGCACGCTTCCGCTGTGTCCCGTCTCCACGCCCTTCGCCAAGGCCAACTCGCTGCGAAAGCGGTTGCCGCTGGGGAAGTCCTCGTCCCTACGCAAACGATTGCAGCGACAGCACTTGAAATGACTGGCCGGTCTGACGGTTCCTACCAAGACACAATTCGGAAAGAGATTCTCGTCGCGCGGCATCTTGACAATCCGGCAGTTGCAAAAGCCAAATCCGCCGACGATGCCTTCAAAATCCTCAAGCGGCAAGAAGAACAAACCCGCAACGTAGCCCTGGCCGCGACTGTCGGAGCATCCTTTTCCGCCGACCTTCACAAACTCCACAACGTCAATTGTCTTGCCTGGATGGCACTGCCGGAAAATGCAGGTCGTTTCGACGTAATCCTCACGGACCCCCCTTATGGAATGGATGCGCAAAACTTCTCCGACGCCGGGGGCCGTATGGCAGGGATCGAACACCACTACGACGACACTTACGAGTCCTGGAAAATCCTAATCCGTGACTGGTCGATGCTGTCCTTCCTCGTCACAAAGCCTCAAGCCCATGCTTATGTCTTTTGCGACATCGACCGCTTTCACGAACTTAAAGCCTTCATGGAGCTTGCCGGTTGGTATGTCTTCCGCACCCCGCTAATCAACCACAAGCAAAATTCCGGCCGCGTACCTCTCCCCGACCAAGGTCCCCGCCGCCAGTACGAGATCCTGCTCTACGCGATTAAAGGCAAGAAACAGACCACCCACATCTACCCTGACGTGATCTCTACCTCCGCCGATGAAAACATGTCCCACGGCGCACAGAAACCCGTCGCGGTATACCAAAACCTGCTCCAGCGCTCAGTCCGCCCAGGCGACAAGGTCCTTGATTGTTTCGCAGGCACTGGTCCGATTTTCCCTGCAGCCCATTCCCTCCAATGCGAAGCCACTGGCCTGGAAATGTCCCCCGAGTATTTCGCAATGTCCGTCAAGCGCCTCCAAGACCTTCGCCAAGCCGACGACTTCGCTGGCCTCATCTAAGGAACCATCATGTCAGACACCCAACTCGACATCCTCTCCACCCTCAAACAACGCGGAGAGCGTTATGGCTCCTTCACCGGCCACGCGGAAGTCACGCAACAGCTCAAAACTGTCCTGAGTGTGGAGTTAATGAAGCGGCACAAAGCCCTTCCCCTCGACCAACAAGAAGCCCTCGAAATGATCTTCCACAAAATCGGCAGGATCGTCAACGGCGACAACAACTACGACGATTCCTGGGTCGACATCTCCGGCTACGCACAGCTCATCGTCACCAAACTCCAAGGAAAACCTCTATGAGTACCTTCCAACCGACTGGCCCTTGCCCGGCCAAGATAATGATTGTAGGAGAAGCTCCCGGCGAACAGGACATCGCCCAGCGCCAGCCCTTTGTCGGGTACGCAGGGCAGGAACTCTCCCGTATGCTTTCCGAAGCCGGTATCATGCGGAATGCTTGCTTCATCACCCACGTCATCCGCATTCAACCCCCAGGCATGGACATCTCAACCCTCATCGCAGCGAAGAAGTCCGACATCACTCCGCAACACCTTTTGGTCAGGGATAAGTTCGTCCTACCTTGCGTGCGTGATGGGCTTGAGATGCTGAAGCGTGAGATCGAGATGTGCCAGCCGAATGTCATCATCGCCTTCGGCAACGTCGCGCTATGGGCGCTTACAGGTAACTGGGGCGTGGTGAATTGGCGCGGGTCGATGCTTCAATGCGACCTTCCGCTCGGCCTTTCCTACAAGCCAAAGGTCGTCCCAACCTACACTCCCGCCATGATCCTTCGCCAATGGAGCTGGAGGCAGATCGCGGTGCATGACATTCGGCGGGCGGCAGGGGAAAGTAAAACGAGGGAGTTATACACCCCGGATTACAACGCCGTAATACGCCCGGATTATTCGACCGTGGTATCAACCCTTGACCAACTCTACACCCAAGTCCAGGCGCGCCCCGGCAAGATCGCAGTCGACATCGAGACCCGCGCCGGGCATACAGCTTGTATCGGCTTGGCCTGGTCCGACCATGAAGCCCTTTGCATCCCCTTAATGTGTCTTGAGCGTTCGGACGGTTACTGGACTCTCGCCGAAGAAGCCCAGATCTCCTACGCCCTTTACCAGCTCCTAACCCATCCCAATTGCGAGGTCCTTGGCCAGAACTTCTCCTACGATGCGCAGTACTTCTTCCGCCACCTCCACTTCATCCCGAACCTCAAGCGCGACACGATGCTCACGCAGCACGTCTTGTTTTCGAACATGCAGAAGTCCCTCGACTTCCTATCTTCAATGTATTGCAAGTTCCACACGTACTGGAAAGACGAAGGGAAGACCTGGGGGGCGAGCCTTAACGAAGACCAACTCTGGCTCTACAACTGCAAGGACGCGATGATTACTTTCGAGGTCGATGCGGCTCAGCAAGTCGTTGTTGACCAGATGAACCTGCGCCCAGTCCACGATTTCCAGCAAGAGCTCTTCTGGCCAGTCCTCGACACCATGAACCGCGGGCTACGCGTCGACACTTCCCGTCGCGAGGGGTTTGCAATGACTTTACAAGATGAAATCGCCAAGCGCGAGCAGTATTTCATCGATGTCCTCGACACCCCGCTCAACCCTCGCAGCGGTCCCCAAATGAAGCAGCTATTCTACGGCGACCTCGGCCTCAAGCCCATCATCAACCGCAAGACCGGTAATGTCTCCTGCGATGATGAAGCCCTCCAAAAGATCGCCGAACGTGAGCCACTCGTCAAGCCTCTCGTCAACGCTATCTCCGAATACCGTTCCCTTGGCGTGTTCTTCTCCACCTTCATCAACGCCCCTCTCGACGTTGACGGTCGGATGCGGTGCAGCTTCAACATCGGGGGGACAGAAACCTATCGCTTTTCCTCCTCCCAAAACGCCTTCAACTCCGGGATGAACCTCCAAAACATCCCCAAGGGCGGCGAAGGTTCTTCCGGGCTAACCCTCCCCAACGTCCGCACCCTTTTCGTCCCCGACCCAGGCTATTCCTTCTTCGACATCGACCTATCTTCCGCCGACCTCCGCATCGTTGTCTGGGAGTCCGACGAGCCCACCTTCAAAGCCATGCTTCGCGAAGGCCTCGACCCCTACACTGAAATCGCTAAAGAGTTCTATCATGACCCTTCCATCACGAAGAAAGACCCACGTCGCCAGACCTTCAAATCCTTTGCACATGGTACCAACTATCTGGGAACAGCAAAAGGATTGGCAGAGCGCCTCGGTCTGTCTGTTCACGAGGCTGAAAGCACTCAACGCTGGTACTTTCAAAAGTTCCCCAAAATCAAAGCCTGGCAAGATGATCTAAAAGATCAAGTCCTCAAGCGCCGTATGGTGCAGAATGTTTTTGGCTATCGCTGTTACTTTTTCGACCGTATTGAGGGTACAATCTTCAACCAAGCCGCCGCTTGGATCCCTCAGTCCACCGTCGCGTGTATCATCAACCGAGCCTACGTCAACATTCACAAGAACCTCAAGGACGTCCAGATCCTCCTCCAAGTCCACGATTCCCTTGCCGGCCAATACCCCACGCACCTCGGTAACTGGATGGTAGACCAGATCATCGAACAGGCCCAAATCGAACTCCCCTACCCCGGCGACCCAATGACTATCCCAGTCGGTTGCCAGATCAGTCCTATCTCTTGGGGAGATGTTAAATGAGTCGACACCACGCGGACTGGCTTGCGGCGTACCTTGACTACGCGAAGCACAGTGAAGCTCCAACCCACATGCACTTCTGGACAGGGATTTCCACCCTCGCGGGTGCCTTGCGGAGGAAGATATGGATCGATCAAGCTTATTTCAAATGGCACTGCAACAACTACATCATTCTCGTCGCCCCTCCCGGCATCGTATCCAAGTCCACGACCGCTGGCCTCGGGATGAATCTCCTCCGCCAAGTCCCGGGTATCAAGTTCGGGCCGGACGTCGTGACCTGGCCAGCGCTCCTCGGGTCTTTCGGCGAGGCAACTGAGGGTTTCGAAGTCGGCCCAGACATCCACACAATGTCTGCCCTAACCCTTGAATCGTCCGAATTCGGCAACCTCCTAAACCCGCAAGACAAGGACATGGTCGACCTCCTCGTCGCCTTATGGGACGGGAAGCCAGGGAAGTTTGAGAAGAAAACCAAGAACTCCGGCAACGACTCCATTGAAAACCCTTGGATCAACCTAATCGCTTGCACAACCCCATCCTGGATCGCAGGCAATTTCCCAGAGTACATGATTGGAGGGGGGTTCACTTCCCGCTGCATTTTCGTCTACGCGGATAAAAAAGCCAAGTACGTCGCCTATCCCTACCTCCACGTCCCGAAAAACCTTGCCGCAATGGAGACCGCTCTCGTTGAAGACCTCACCCACATCTCAATGCTTACCGGCGAGGTCAAGCTATCCCACGAGGCTGTTCTTTGGGGAGAGGCTTGGTACAAAAAGCACTATGCCCTGAAAAACACTGCCCTCGACGATGACCGTTTCGGAGGCTACATCGCGAGAAAACAAACCCACATCCACAAGGTCGCAATGATCCTATCCTGCGCCGTGTCGGACTCCCTTCTCCTAACCGATGAGCACCTCACAATTGCAAGCCAAATGATCTCCGACCTCGAGCCCGATATGCAGTTCGTCTTTTCCAAGATCGGGAAGTCCGACGCATCCCTCTACACCGACCGTTTAATCTGGTTCGTCCACTCTAAAGGCAAGGTCCCCTACCACGAGGCCTATCGCTATGTACATACTTACTTCCCATCCATGCGAGACTTTGAAGATATACTTGCAGGCTGCGTTCGGGCCGGTTACATTAAATTGGAACAATCAGGTTCAGTGATGAACTTAATCGCAGGCGAAGCCCCAGAGTCCTCAACCAACATCCTAACACCTTAAGGAACTATCATGCCAGTCACTCCCCTCCACTTCGGCGCCGCACTCCCGATCAAACTCCTTCGCGGGGATAAGTTTTCAGTCAAGGTGTTTTGCTATGCAAATCTTTTCATGGATGCGGAGGTTGTTTTCAGGGTGTTGGTTGAAGTCCCTGGCCGGCTCCACGGCGGATCTCACACTCTACTCTACGCGGTGTTTCTCGCAGCCCTAACCGCGATTGTAGCATGGGATTACGCGGAGTCCGTCCTATGGGCCGGGGGCACACACGTCCTCCTCGACGCCCTCGTCCACTCCGACGTCCAACCTTTCTGGCCCTTAAGCGCAAATCCCCTCTACGGGGATGCTATGGCAGGTGTGTCGATTGCGCTTGTGATTTCCCTATCCCTTGGCCTAGCCTTTTTCACTGGCCCCTGGTCAGGTATGGCTGCGCGGGGGCAAGCGCGTTTGGAGGCAGTTCGGTTTTTGCTTGCGCGGCCTTTTGCAAAATGGCTTGGATAAGCGCGGACTGATCCTCACCCTTCCCTTGGCCTTGAAGTTCCCGCAGCGTCTGCAGCCCGACTTCATTATTATTCAAGTCGTGCCGCATATCCTGTGCCCCGGGCTGGGTTAGATTCCCCCCGGTCAGCAATCCTGCCAGCTCATTCGCGTACCCGACCCCCTTCGCTACGCCTTGCCCGATCCCGCCTCCGCCCATACGCTTTGCCATCAGTGCGGTCCAGAGTGCGTGTCGGGCGGCGTTGTACTGCGAATTATCCCAGTCCTGCCCAGGAAAAGCTCCTTGCGCCGCGCCAGTTGCGGTATCCGCATCCTCCAGCATCCCACTGGTCCCGGGCAACATTCGCAGGAGATCATCCTTCATCATTTCGCGGCACCTCTAACCTTTTCCCAGCTCCGCCCCAGAACATACCCAGTCATCACGGTGCCGAAAAGGGTCAGAATCGAGTCCGGTATCGACCCCATCCAGCCCTTAAACCCAAGCGTAAATGCCGCTGCTGCCTCTGGCTTAAACATTGCCAGCACTCCCATCGGGATCGACCACAGGAGCAGGATGTAGACAACGTAAAGAAAACTTGGCCGCGCCCGGCTAGTCCAGGGGTCAGCGCTCTGTGCCTCCGCCAGAATCGCACTCAGCGATACCTTAACTTCTTCCAAATCCCCGTCCCTTTCCATGCGAAGCAGTTCCAGTTGCGCCTTCGCCTTTTGTTCCGGATCGGGGAAGAGCTTGTCGATCAGTTTCCCCCCGATCCCGAAAATCCCACTAAGTGTTACTGGATCCATTTCCACCTCCGATAAGGTTTTTCGCAATTCTCGCTGCCCAGCCCCGGCCAAACACTGGCCAAGTCTTCAACTGTGTCATAAACCGCAGTCGATACCCATTAAACCTTGCAAGCGTTTGGGCAGGGTTTTTATCCTTCGCAGCCCCAAGCGTCACTCGCCCGATCACTCCGTCCGGATCAACCCCAAGCGCAAGCTGTAACCATTTCGTAGCTTGCACTGGACCCGAGTTCACTGCCGCATCAAACACGTCGAATTTCAGTGCCTCTGGCAAATCGTCAGCTCGAATCGCAGCCCAGTAAAGTTTCTGATAAATCTGCTTCGCAAAGTCCAGCGGCAGATCTTTCATATCCCCTGTATACCCATTCGCCCTGGCAACAGCTTCCGTCACACCATAGCGAGTCTTTCCCCCAGGATCCCTCGGGTTATCGCTAAAACCCCCTTCATGCCCGAGCAACGCTTCAAACGCTTGGTTAAAATTCATTTCATTGGCCCCAAAAGTGCTGCTTTCCAAAGCGCGTAAAACGCCCAGGCAATAAACCCGAACAATCCCCAGCGAGTGAGCTCAAACCGCATCTTCGTCC